CATCTCCTCCACCCCAGTCTAAGAATCCACCTCAGATTCTTGACGATCCATGGGAGGATGAGAGAGTTGGTACTGGTTCTAATCAAACTTATAATGACTACGTAAGTGGCGTGCCTCCTCAAGCTGGGCAGAAAGCTCTTACTGGCAGAAAAGATGTAGTGGGTAGAGTCGATGATTTTGTAGACGAGGTTACACAGCCTACCGTTGTTCCTGCAGATGATCCAGCGGTACAAAGAGTTGAAGGAACTGTTTCCGCACAACCTAAAGGGGCTTTTGGTAGAGCTTTAGCCAGAGCTGGAGATAGAGCGCGGCAGGATACAGGAACTCTTATTCGAAGAATAAATCAAGAGCCTTTTGGTGCTCAAAAAGAGAAAGCAGCTGCTCGTGATCTTGGACTCATGATTGCAGGTAGAGGTCTAGGATTAGGTCCCCAAGGTGGAAGAGCTGTTGGGAGTGGATTTAATCCGGGGGCTACTCAAGGCATCTTTAATCTTCCTGGAGTTAGTGCTGTAACTGGCCCATTAGGTCAAGTTAGAGATGCGATAGGAAGTGTTGGCGGTTGGAATATTCCTTATACTGGTCAAGTTATACCAACAATCGCTCAGGCAGGCTCTAGTTTTCTGAGTTCACATCCACTTGTTGCAGATCTTGTGAATGCTGGTGGAGTTACAGCTGCAGAAGGAATAGGTTTAGGTGCTGGATTACTTGTAGGAGGTGCAGCGAAAGATTTAGCTAAAGTTGGAATAAAAGCAGGTAAAGCTGTTGCTCCATTCCATAATCGGGTTCTTGTCCCAGCTGGTAGAGCTGCTGCTGGATTCCATGGAAATGTTTTAGTTCCAGGGGGCCGACAGTTCCATGAAAATGTTTTAGTTCCTGGTGGTAGAAGATTAGGTACTGCTGTAACTGGTTACCATACGAATGTGTTGGTACCTGCTGGTAGGGAATTCAATCGTAATGTAATATCCCCTGGGTTAGATAATGCTTTAGATGGTATTCAGCGTAATTTAGCTGCTTTACAAACATCAGCAGATCAACAGTTTAATATCGATGCAAAAGTAAGAGCAATTTCAGAATCTGTTTTACCAACGACTAGGGAAACAGGGGTTGTAGTTCCTGGAAGACGGCTTAATGATCATCCTGATATTGGTCCTCTTGAGCAGGATAATGCTCCTTCACGTCTTATTCAAAGAGCTAAAGATCAGGTGGTCTTAGCTGCTATGGAGAATCAGCCAGGTTCATTGACACCTGATGATGATTGGATACGGACTGATATTGGAACGACAGGTGCTTATCGGGAGCCAGTCAATGTCAGAACTTGGGCTGGTGGAAAGAGACCTTCTGTTAGGGAGAAAGCAGAATTCCGTGCGGGACTAAGAGATCGTAACTCTGAATTTTTCCAGGATGATAGAGCAGCAAAGGTTGATAGACGAACAACAGGAATTAATTGGGAAACTGGAAAGAGAGGAGCAGGTGGTGGGAGCACTGGCTACGCGGGTAGTGGTTCTGGTGCGATACAGTATCAATCACCTGATGATGCTGAACCTATGAATCCACTACAAATACTTGGTAGATATGTTCAAGGTGCTACTGAGCAGCTTACCCCAGAGGAAATTGCAGCGTTTGAAGCTAAAGAAGAAGCTAAAAGACTTGGTGGCCGTATCGCAAATCGGGATGATGTATAACTCTGCGGAACCAAAGCTCCCTGGCGATAAAGTAGTTCTAGGTGACCATACTGAATTTATGATGCCAATTGGTGGTATAGATGGGCTAAGAGATGAATCTTTGCCTGTTTCTGCTTATGCTGAACGTGTTTCAACAGCAGCGGAAGAAACTCCTCTTTGGTGGGAGGTATAGTTATGCCTGGCGTACAACTCGTTGATAATCTTGCAGCTTTTACAGATGCTGCTAAAAGTAAGAATGAGACTCTTACCTCTAGTGATAAAAAGATTGCAGTAAATCCTTTTGCAGACGCAGGAGCTTTAAGTAGAGATACATACTTTGCGAAAGATCCGAATACGGGTAGCTATGGATGGAAAGCAGAATTACTTGACACTAACCCACCTTTAGATGATGAATTTCATCGTGATGGACGATCATTTATAACACCAGATGAGAAAGGATTTAGAGAATCAGATTTCGCAGAAACGAAGTTAATGGCTCTTGCTAAGGAGAGTTGGCCTAATCCAAATGTTGGTGCATTTAGTTTAGAAAAACGTCCTGACTTTCCTGACGTAGACAGGTTTTATAATGCTTATTATAAGTCTCTTTTAGTGGATCCATTAGATTTTGTTAGTGGGCCTACGACTATTGGTAGGATATTCTCAGAACCAGCAGCAGCTGGGGATGCTGATAAAGATCCTAATGTTGAAGGGACCTTCCCAAGTCAAGGAGTAGCAGTTTAATGCCACTAGTTAATGAAGAACTAATTAGAGCTGGGAGAGAGATAGGGAAAGCTTGGCACCAGCCTACTCCACAAAATGTTATGAGTGCTGTAACTAGTCTTCCTCCTGATGTAATTACGACTGGTGGTGAGGCACTTAATAGAGGTAGGAAGTGGTTAGGAGATGTGATGCAAGGATATTGGTCAAATGTGGCTGAGGCACCGGCTCGTGCAGTTTATGATCATCTAACGGATATTGAAGCTGGGGTCAATGCTAGAGGGCTACAAGCAAATAGTGGCTATTTAATGAATAGCAAAAGTGGACGACAATTAGCGAATGCACGTCCAGTAGATCCATTCTTAAATCCACTAGCACCCTATCCTGGAGAAGAATCTCTTGAAACAACTATTAGGGAAGTACCTGGTAGTGGAAGGGATCCAAAATATGCAGCTAGAGTTAGTAAAGGAACGTCAACACCTTATACATCTGAGCCAGGTCGTGGAAGTTTAGGGCACGATCCTGTCGCACCAGCGGGTATGGAGTGGGCTCAGATGCTTTATGACAATCCAGAAAATACTGCTCGAGCTGTTGGAACAACGATTGGTATTGGAACGCCTTTAGCAGCAGGTGCTTTCTTGCATAGTTTTGCTCAAGGAGGTAAACCTCGTTCTGTTTATGCAGCTCCTGTTACTCCTGTACGTGGTGGATATGATGATAACTACAATCCGAGTGTTGAATCTGCCCGTGTTGCTGCTCAATATCGACATGAGTTAGAAGAGCAAAAGTTTAAACATAAGATGGCATTACAAGATGCTAGACAAGAAGCTCGAACACCAGGAGTGCAGGGCACATGGGGTGGTGCTTATGATGTTAATTCAATGGTTGATAAATTGTATAACAACCGGCCTCAATATTTCTAACTTTGAGTACTCGTATAATAAGTAAATAAGTAATGAAAGTACTTAGTTAGCGATGGATTTTGGAACAGCTGTTAATATTGGAACAGCTTCTGGAGGTTTCGGTAGTAGCCCTCCAGGAGGTTTTGGCGGGTTCAGTGGTGGAAATCCTTTTGCCATCTCACCGACTGCGGCTGATCTTGCGCAAGCCAGCGCCCCCTGGGCCGCGATTGGCGCCGGGAATTCATCCTGGTCCTCAGCTTATAACGCTGCACAAGGGCGTAGACAACAAAGCGGCGGCGGTGGCGGCAGTTCTGGCGGCGGCGGTGGCGGCGGTGGACCGGATCTCATTCCAGGAGGTAGCGGATTATTCGGTGGACAGGGCGGTGGAGCTTCGCAGAGATTTACTCCATTTTCTGATTCTGATCCCATGACGTCTACTAGTGGACTATATACGCCAGAGGAAAAACCATTTAGTCTTGGTCCGACAGCATCTTGGAAGCCTTCAGTATCCTTTGGAGAATGGTTTGGTGATTTTGTAAAGGCCGTTGCGCCTGCTGCAATTGGAGCTATGTGTGATATTCGTCTTAAGACTGATATTGCACCATTAGAAAATACTGAAGTTAATGATGCATTAGCTGACATAGCATTCTTCGTAAAAGAGATTCGTGAGTGCGCTTGAAAAGTTAAAACAACTTGAACCTATTCAATTTCGGTATAGTTCCGGATTGGATCCTAGTCAATCATTAAGAGCTGGTTTTTCTGCTCAACAAGTACAACAAATTATTCCTGAAGCTGTACATGAAGTAGATGGAGTTTTGATGCTTGATTTAAATGTTTTGAGGAATTATGTATCTCTAGCTAGAGAAGAGATTTTGGCGAAGAGTTAGAGCACTTAAAATAATTGAATATAAGTATTTAGAATTTAGTTAGATGAGCTTACTTAGACTTGCACAAGTAGGGACCGTAAAATCACTACCTTGGTTACAGAAAGGAGCACGACTTCTAGGTAATGAAAAAGTCCGAGGAGGACTTGGTTTCGGTTTAGGAGCAATGACATCTGATGGTGGGTTGGGAAATAGATTAAAAGGAGGTCTCATTGGTGGTCTTGTAGGTGCAACACCTCTTCCAGGACAAAACTGGGCGATGGCTAAATCAGGAGCTGCTTTATCACGTCTTGGTATGAATCCTCATCTAGCTCAAAATCTAGCTCAAGTTGGAGTACCTTTAGCTGGTATAGGTTTATTATCCCGACAGGGAGGAGGAGATGTTACACCAGAGGTTGCTTCTGCTGCTAGTAATATAGCTGCTAATACGGGTCAGAATGTTGTAGGTGCAGGTGCACATTTATTAAATCAACAAGGGGTTGGTCCATATCAAGATCCATTAGGTGGATTACCTGCTGGCACGGTTGCTCGAATGGTTGGACCTGACGGTGGTATATGGTATCAGTTAGCTCCAGGTGGACAAGGGAGTGCACAACGTCTAGGTCGAGTGCTAGGCGCCCAGGCTGACGCATCAGTTATTAATACTTTAGGTAATGCTCTTTATGGTCAAACAGAAAGAGTTGCGAAAGCTGAATTAGAACGTCAAGCTGCTGCAGAACAGCTTAAAGCTAATATTGATATGGCTAAGCAGATGAGTCTCAATTCTCAACAGTCTGGGCTTAATATTGCACAAAATGCTGGTATAGCTATGGGTAATGCCATGTCTCAGCGCAATATGTTCAGGTACTTCTAAAGTATGAATAATAATATTAGAAACAGAGGAACAAATGTTGGGAGTCTGGATCCTTTAACTCCTACGACTGGACAACAGTACCTAAATCAGAATCAGAATTTACCTTATATTCCAAATCCAAACGCTCTTCTTGATGCTGCTTCCGGTAATTACTACGCTCCTACGCCAGAGAATGCTGTTTTTCATCACGGATTAAATAGGTATATTGATGCAAGTGCTTCTACGAATCCATTCGTTAGAGGATTTCAAGGCTCTCTTGATATGTTCAGTAAAGGTGGAAGACTTCCAATTGGGGCACTTTGGGGAGGTACTTGGGACTTGGATAAGCGTGGACAGAGATGGAGCGCAGGCCCGGAGATAGGTCAATTTGGAAATCTCGCTGCGCCTGGGACTATAGGAGGCACTAGAAAGAGAGTACAACCCTGGATGCCTAATGAAAGTTATAATCCAAATGCTCCTTTAGAAAGTAAGAAGGCCTACTCTGACCATCTTCTAAAAAATTCGTTTCTTGGTAATTTAGCTGGGATCGGTTTAGGAAAAGTAGCGCAAATTGGCGATCAACGTAAGATGGCCCAATATTTAGCAATGGCACAGAGATATGGTGCCGCAGCTGCATATCAAGGTCATCTTCTCGATGTGAATCAGATGGATCACTTTGTTAAGTCAGATTATGGCCAAGCAAAGATAGCTGATATGTATGCTGATGCAGTATCTAAGAGACGGAATAGCATAGCAAATCAGCAACTAGCTGCAAATCAATTTGGTACTTTAGGTCTTCCAACAACTAATCTTTATCCTGTAGCAACCACTCTCGCTGCTTAATTTATTTCCAGCAGAATTATCTCAGATAGAATTAATACTATATTCGCTTGAAAAGGGTAATTAAAGGATATGGCTGACGAACCAAGGGCACCGACGATTGTAAGAGAGGGTGATGATGAATATGAAATTGGTGGTGTTCGATACAACGTATCTCCTGAGTTAACAAATCAAGTTGCGATGAATCAGCTTGCGGCTGATCAAGCTCGATATAACATGCAGGTTGCGGCTGATATCGATAAAGATATGAGTCAATTTGCAACAGAGCAGCAAAAAGATCTTGAAAACGCGTTAAGTGTTAATCGGAAAGATGAATATCAAACAGTTAGTCTAGCGGATCAGGATTTAGAAGGAACAAAAGGAACGGAAGCTCGAGCTACTTTAGCGGAAGAAGGATTCCAAACTCGAACAACTGCTGCAACAACTGGAGAACAAACACGATTAACTCAGGAGCAGGCAGCTTCACAAGATAGGCAACTGCAAGCTGAAAGGTTCATGGGAGAGAGGGCATCGATTGGTGCAACTGGACAACAGGATCGTCTAACTCGTGCTGAAGAAGGGTATCAATCTCGGGAGACTCAGGCTGAAAGGTTCCTGGGGGAACGTACATTTGAAGCAACTCGTGCTGCTGAAGAGCGGACAACTGTTGCCGCTCAAGCTGCACAGGAAAGGCAGACTCAATCTGAGCGCTTTATGGGACAGAGAGGAGATATTGGTGCAACTGGTGAACAGGAACGTTTATCTGAATCAGTTCGTCAGATGGAAGGTAGGCAAACTCAGGCTGAGAGGTTTTTGGGAGAAAGGGGACTAGCTGAGACAACTGGAGCACAAACCCGGTTAACTGCACAAACTCAAGCTGCTGAAGGGAGACTGACACAAGCTGAGCGCTTTATGGGAGAAAGGGGTTTAACTGCAGCAACTGGTGAGCAAACACGATTAACTGCGCAAACTCAAGCTGCTGAAGGTAGGGTGACTCAGGCTGAGCGCTTTATGGGAGAAAGGGGATTAACTGCAGCAACTGGAGAGCAAGCACGATTAACTCAAGCAGAAGGATTAACACTTGGCGGATCACAAACACGAGAGACTCAAGCAGAGAGATATGCAGGGGAAAGAGGATTAGCTGCAGCAACTGGAGAGCAAACACGGTTAACTCAGGAGCAAGGATTAAGAGTTGGTGGAGCACAAACACGAGAGACTCAAGCAGAGAGATATGCAGGGGAAAGAGGATTAGCTGAGACAACTGGAGAACAAACACGGTTAACTCAGAAAGAAGGATTAAGAACTGGTGGCGAAGAGACTCGTCAAACTCAAGCCGAGAGGTATGCAGGAGAACGATCTGTAGTTGGGGAAACTGGAGCACAGACTCGCCAAACCCAAGCTGAGAGATATACAGGAGAAAGGGGATTAACTGAGACAACTGGTGAGCAAACGAGACAAACCCAGGCTGAGAGATATGTAGGAGAAAGATCAGTAGTTGGCGAATCTGGAACGCAGGCTCGTCAAACTCAAGCTGAAAGATATGCGGGAGAAAGGGGATTAACGGAAACAACTGGAACGCAGGCTCGTCAAACTCAAGCTGAAAGATATGCGGGAGAAAGGGGTTTAGAAGGTACTAGAGGACAAGAAGCTAGAGCATTGACTAGGGAAACTGGAAAGGAAACTCGTCGTACAGATGAGCAAAGAGAACAATTCCGTCGCTATAAGGAGGATAGGGATTACAGTCAAGCACGTTCCGCTGCTCGTGTATGATTGAATGGCTTAAAAGTCTTACCGTTAAAGATCGGGAGGCTTTTCTCGCTTTTTGTAAGCAAGCTCGTAGTCCGATTCAAATGTACTTGTATGCTCGATTTCTCGGGTTCACTGGCAGCATTGTGAATTGTGATCAATGGGCGTTGAAAAAATTTAAAAAACGTAATTTTCAAAAGGTCTTAGAGTCCGAAATTGACCTAATGCAGCAAGATATTGCTAACTTAAGAGACGGTATTCAAATGGGTATGGTGAAGCAAGATATGGGCACTGCCAGGATTGCGATGTTGCAGAAAGAATTAAGAGGTACAATTAAACAGTTGACTGATGAGAAAGTATTACTTGACAAACAAGGGTTGATTCTTGCTGGCGCAGATAGAGCTTTACGTGAGATGTTAACAATATTTAGGGATGATCCGATTGAAGGACCATTATCTGAAGCTTCTATGGGTGTTTGGACTAAAATTTTACAAGAAGAATCTTAGGCGTTAGCACGCTATGCTACGCCAATGGCAGGCACAAGTATTTATAGCGTCTATCGACGTACTGCACGGGCTGCTGCTAAACAGCAAGTAGTTAAAAAAACCTCTCTTGTTGACATTGAGAGGGCTCGTGAAGACTTTGCATATTTTTGTGATGTGGTTGGTAATAAACCTCCTGCTGAGCATCATATACAGTGGCATAAATATTTATGTACAGGGGAAAGTAGCTCCTGTTTAATTGGTATTGCTGGTCCAAATATAGATATTTTGGCTCCACGTGGTTCGGCAAAGTCAACAGTACTTGGTTTATTTACAGCTTGGTCAATTGGTGTTCATGCGTTACGTAGGATGCCGTTGAAGATTTTATATATTTCATATACTGTTGATGTTGCACGACCAAAGAGTGCCGCAATTAAGAGAATTATTGATGAGAGTAAAATTTATAGAGAAATTTTTCCTACAGTAAAAATTGCTAAAGGCATTAATTCTAATGAATACTGGAGTATTGATTGGAAATTTGCTGGAATTCGATCTACAGGTGAAGAAGAATTCAGTGTTTGTTGTGCGGGTTTAAAAGGCGCTGTTACTTCAAAACGATCTCATTTATGTATTATTGATGATGCGATCAAAAGTGCAGATGATATAAAGAATAGGGATATTCGTCAAGCAATGGAGGATAACTGGAATGCGGTCATTGTTCCAACGATGTTTGAAGGCGGTAGAGCAGTTTGTCTCGGAACTCGCTTCCGCCACGATGATATTCATAACAGCACTTTTACTCCTGCAAATGATTGGGTGCAGATTATTCAATCTGCTATTACAGTTGATAAACAAGGGGAGGAAATATCTTATTGGCCAGATATGTGGTCTTTGGACTATCTTCGTGATCGGAGAAGACAAGCTCCAGTTGCCTTTAGTTTTCAGTATCAGAATCAGATTGTTCAAACTAGTGAATTGTCTCTTTCACCTGATTTAATTGTTAAAGGAGAAATAGCAACTCAGTTTGATGCTATGGGGGTAGGGGTTGATTTATCTGCAGGTATCAGAGAACAGAATGATTTTACTGCCTTTGTGATGGGTGGAAGAGTTGGAAACAAGATTCATATTATTGATTGTAAAAGATTGCGAATTATGGGTAACTTGGAGAAATTAGAGAGTCTTATGGAAATGATGGAAGAGTGGGGCATTATTCATCATGATAATAAAAATTATTTTGCAACAGGGAACGCTGTTCATATCTGGTCGGAAGCCGTTGCTTATCAAGCTTCATTAGAAGCTGATTTTAAACGTATTTGCTTAGGAGAACACGGTCTTTACAATATGATTTGGCATGCAGTCAAAGGATTTCGCGGGGACAAAGTTGCAAGGTTTAGGGGAATTATGGGTCTGTTTGAACAGAGGAGAATTATCTTTAATAAGTATAGAAAATTCACTGCGTTAAAGGATGAGGTAGTTAATTTTGGAGTCAGCTCTCATGATGATTGTGTAGATGCTTTGGTATGGCTATGTAATGGACTAATGTCTAAAGGAAAACTAGAGTTAGAGTATTGACGATTTAAACTGGAAAGATCACCTTCTAATGTCAACCAGCTATTACACTCTAGAGATTGAACAGGATGCTTATGGTTCTGTTGTTATTCCACTTCCCGATGAAATTTGTCATGATATGGCTATTCAGCCAAGCGAACGATTCGATGTTGAAGTTGAGGATGACGTTATCACACTCAAACGTTTACATGCTGGGTACAACATTGACGCATAGTTTAATTACTGAATACTCATGAGCGATAGCACTACTAAGTCTGAGCTTGACGAACTTCTTAAAGCGGTAGTCAACCGCGATGGGTCTGGGTCAGCTGACACAATGTTGATTAATGCTCATCTGTCCCAGATGAAGATGTTTGGGATACGTCAGGGTGTTGAGTTTTATCCAGAACAAGATAATTTTGGATCTCAAAGGTTTGATTTTATTCAACAAGTCATAAAATTTAATAAATTAGATGCCAGACTCGATTCGATATGGGATCGTTTTTTATCTTATGGAAAAGGTCTTTTTTATATTCGTCCGACACAAAAAACTTATCGTCTCTACTGGTTTGATAAAGATGCTTATCGCACTTACTATACTCCAGAGGGTGATTTAGAAGAAGTAGTTATTATTTATCCTTATAAGGTTAAGTCTTCTAAAGGGTTTAAAGGTGTTGGGTTAAATACTGATAAGCGGTATATGCGATTGCGTATAACTCCACAAGAAATTGAAGAGTTTCATAGTGAGCAAGAGATATCATTTAATAACGAGAATACTGATTTCACTACTTACGACAAAGAAGTTTATGACAACACCATGGAGTTTATTCCATGTGTAGAAGTTTTTAACAATCCGGATGCATTTGGTACTGACGGGGCTGGTGAATTTGAGTGGTTATCTGCTCAGATACTTGCTCATGATGAGATGGTGAAAAATATTAGAGCAAATTTATCGTTCTTTGGGAATCCAACTTTACTTTCTTCTCGACCAAAACAAGATATTATTGAGCAGAATTCAGATGATACAGTTCAACGTCCTAGCATTTCAAGTCAATCTGGTTTCCAATCTGAGTTTAGTCTTTCTAGTTCTACTTTTAAACAAGATCCATCATCTCGTAATCAGCCTGGTTATATAGGAAAACCAGGTAGTGGTTATCGTGTTCCTCGTGTTATTGCGAATCTTGAACCTACAGATCGTGTTGGTTTTATTACTCCTAATGCAGTAAGTACAGATCAGGCTCGTTATTCAGAGCAGCTAAGAAGTGAGATAAGACTTGCTTTAGGTGGTATTGACGATTTGAGTATTACTAATGTAACTGCAACAGAGATTAAATCTGCTTACGGTCGAGTTAGTGCTACAGCTAAGAAGAAGTGTTTACAGCTTTATACATATGGTATTTCTAAGTGTTTTGAGTTAATGATTTTCCAGGAAGAACAGATTTTCCGTAAGTCTTTAGCTTATAACGCCGGAATAAAATATCCAATACCTCCTGAGGATCCTGACGATGAAGTTGAATATGAAAAGTATGTAAAACAGAAAGCTCGCTATGAAAAGAAATTACAAGTCGCAATTAATGAGGCGATTGAACTTAAAGAGTTACCTCCAGGTGTAGTAGGACTGGCTCCTGATGGTGATAGAACTGTTACATGGAGATGGATGGGGCCAGTTTATGAAGATACTGCACAAGATAAATTAAACCAATCTATGTTCTGTAGAAACCTACAAGAATTGGGTGTTGATAGTATAGAAGCACTGAAGTACTTATTTCCTTCTAAAACTGATGAAGAAATCGCGGGAATGCTCTCCGGTTATCCGTTCAGAATAGTTGGAGAAGTACAAAGGGCTTTCTCAAGTCTCATTGACTTAGTCAATATGGAAATGAGAACGCCACATCCACAGCAACCGAACTTACCGATGGCTGCGGATCCGAGACTTGATCTCACCCCATTTTTATATAGAACCCTCGAATCCCTTCAGAAGGAAGTAACTTATGCAGGACGCTACCGTAGCGCCGACCCAATCGGCACCCCAAATATCCCAGACCCAGCCGATCAGCTACGCGGCTCCGGTAGCGCAAACCGCAGCGCAAGCACCGGTAGTGGGAACATCTCCCCAATGGGTGGCAGCCTCCCAGCCGATGGCGGCACCGGCGCCCCAAATGCAAGCCCAGATGGGCGTCCAGGGTTATCAATCAACCCCTACAGCATCGTATCCCCAGGTGTCCCAGGCACCCCAACAACAAGAGAGTCCTTACAAGGAAGCGTTCAACAAGGTGGTGGGCCTCCTGAGTTCACCAGTCCAATTCCCGTTCCAGGGTCAACAGTCTCCTCAGACACAAGGAATAGACCCGGCCAGCTACAGTTCCCAGCAAACGACCCCATACGTCAACCAGGCAGCTCAGACCTATACGCCTGGGATCAACAGCAACCAGGGATCCTACAGCAGCTCTTCCCAAACTTCGCAACAGGAGATAACAACCGAACAGCTGCTCGCAAACGGCGTTAGTCCTGAGAGTATTCATGTCATTGATCGTTTCGGTCCAGATTCCTCTGCGATTCTTAATGACTACTCTTGTAAATTAGAAGACGCTGTTATAGCGACCAATTCAAAGCTTAATGAAGCAGCTGGACTTCTCGGTGAGCTTTCTAAGGAGCACAAAATTTACGAGCGTATGCTGACTGATCCAGATATTCTCGCTGACTACACTTGTGCATTCTTTGGACCTAAAGGCCCTTATCCTGTTCCTACAGCTCAGGCAAGAGCGGCTGCCCCTCAGGGTGCTCGAGCTCCTAGAATTGCAAATCAGCCTAATGTTACTGGACAGCCTAACGTTACTG